AACGGGTTGCGCGCATCGAGGCCGAGAACAAGGCCAACGAATATGCGCAGAACGCTCACAAGTCGCAGAACGAGGTGGCCGACAGCCAGCTGCAGCTGGTAAATTCGGCGATTGATCGCGTCAGGGAGAGCAACGCGATATTGAAGTCGGCCTATGCCGAAGCGATGCGCGCCAGCGATTTCGAAAATGCGGCCGAGATTCAGTCGCAGATGGCGGACAACGCCGCTCGCCTGCTCCAGCTCGAGAATGGCAAATCGGCCATGGAATCGCAGCCGAAGCCGGAAGCGCCCCAGCCGATCAGGACCATGCAGCAGGATCCGGTTGAGGCGATCGCCAGCCAGCTTACGCCCCGGTCGGCCGCATGGGTGCGCGCGCATCCGGAGTGCGCCCGCGACGCCAAGCTGTATCACCGCATGATCGACGCCCACAATCGGACGGTTGAATCCGGCATTGCGCCAGACACCGATGAATATTTCGAAGAAGTCGAAGAAAGGATCTTCGGCGACAGTCGCCGCAAGGCGCAAGACGCCGACACCGGCGCTGATGATCCGATGGCCGAAGCCGCCAAGGCGGTTCCGTCGCGTCAGGCCGCGCCTCCGGCCGCGCCGGTCAGCCGTGGCTCGAGCAGCCGCACTGCGCATTTGACGGAAGCCGAGAAGGAAATTGCGGCGTCAAACAATCAGACCGAGCAGGAATACGCCAAATTCAGGGATGAAATGATCAAAAACGGTCGTATTGGCACTGGAAGGATTCACTGAGATGGTTGCGTCTTTCAAGCCGACAAAAGATGCGGGCCTTGCGCCCGCTTTCGAGCCGCCCGGCATCACCCGGTCGCCAATGCGTGAGAGTCCGGAAGAGGCCCGCAGGCGCGCCGACGAGCGCACCGCCGTATTACGTGGTCACTTCCCCGATGGCGTGATCGACGAGAGCACGGATGACTTTTACATCCCCAAGGAAGACATTCCCGAGGGCTGGGACTATCAGTGGAAACGTCATACGCTGTTAGGAAAGGAAGATCCGGCCTACGAAGTGGCGCTTGCGCGCACGGGCTGGGAGCCGGTGCCGGTCAGTCGACACCCTAATTACATGCCGGAAGGATATGATGGCGTCACCATCATGCGCCGCGGCATGCTCCTGATGGAGCGGCCGATGGAAATTACGCGCGATGCGCGCCGTAACGAGCACAAAAAGGCTCGTGATCAGGTTCGCGTCAAGGAAGCACAGCTTTCTGCTGCTCCGCAGGGCCAGTTTCAGCGCGACAATGAAGGCACGCCACTAGCCAGCGTCAAAAAGAACTATGTGCCGATGCCTGTGCCTGAATAATGTTTTTGGGGCGCTGCTTGACGCGGCGCCTCATTAAGCAGTAAATACGCGAATACGCCGCCCTCGGGGGTGGCTGAACTTTTCCCGGTCTCATATTCGCCCCGGTGTGCGATGACGAGCCTCCTAGCAGAGGTTTGCGCGCTATGGCGAACATCAATGCTCCCTTCGGCTTCCGTCAGTTTTCGGGTCTGGGCTCGGCCCCGACCTATGAGCAAGTGGCTGTCGCGATCAATTACAACGCGCCCGCCATTTTCTATGGCGATCCTGTGACGCCACAGGCCGATGGCTCGGTCGCCCAATCTGTCACTTCTGGCGCCACGCCCGCCGCGACTGGTATCGCTGGCATCTTTCAGGGCTGCAAATATCTCTCCGTCTCGCAAAAGCGCACCGTCTGGTCAAACTACTGGCCGGGCAGCGATGTCGCGTCCGGCAACACCGTCGAGGGGTACATCGTCAACGACCCCAACTCGCTGTTTGTTGTCCAGACCGACGCTACTGGTCTCGCGCTGGTCGACGTCAATTCCACACTTGGCTTTGTCATTGGCGTCGGCAATACCGCCAACGGCATCTCCGGCGCCTATCTGAGCGCGGCAAACGGCAACGTCGCCAACAATCCGTTCCGCGTCGTCAGCATCATCAACTTCCCGCCCGGCGTGCAGGGGACGTTGTCCAGTGGCCAGCCCTATGATTGGGCTGTGGTTGCATTCAGCAACATCAACACCAAGAACTTCACTGGTATCTGATCAACGGCCTTGGGCGCTCGAAAGGGCGCCCATTGGCACTTTCCAAACGGAGTGAACCCCAATGGCCGTCAATCTTAGCGCCATCAAAGACCTTCTGCTCCCGGGCCTGCGCGGGATTGAGGGCAAATACGAGATGATCCCGTCGCAATACGACAAGATCTTCACGAAGCACAATTCCAAGCTGGCGCTCGAGCGCACCGCTGAAATGCGGTATCTCGGCCTCGCTCAGCTGAAAACTGAAGGCGGCCAGACTTCATTCGACAATGGCGCCGGTGAGCGTTACGTCTACAATCAGGAGCACGCCGAAATCGGTCTCGGCTACGCGATGACCCGCAAGGCCATCGACGACAACCTCTACAAGACCCAATTCCATCCATCAAACCTCGGCCTGATCGAGTCATTTCAGCAGACCAAGGAAATCTACGGCGCAAACGTGCTGAACACCGCGACGACCTACAACGCCAATATTGGCGGCGACGGTCAGCCGCTGTGCTCCAACGCGCACCCGATCGATGGCACCACGGTCTCCAACACTCCGGCGGTGCAGGTGGACATCGGCGAAGCGACATTGCTCAACAGCATGATCGCCGTCCGCACCAATTTCCGCGATCAAGCGGGCCTGAAGGTTTTTGCGCGTGCGCGGAAACTGATCGTGCCGCCCCAGCTCGAGCCGGTCGCCATCCGTCTTACCAAGACGGAACTGCGGCCCGGCACAGCAGACAACGACGTTAACGCAATATTGACCGCGTCCGGCGGCCTGCCGGAAGGCTATATGGTCAATGACTTCTTGACTTCTGCTTTCGCTTGGTTCCTTCTCACTAATATTGATGGCCTCGCCTTCATGGAGAGAATTAAGTTTGAAACGGATATGCAAGTCGATTTCGTAACTGACAACTTGCTTGTCAAAGGATACGAGCGTTATTCGTTCGGTTACTACAACTGGCGGTCGCTTTACGGCAACTTCCCGACCTCGTAATACTGGCACAGAAGGAAAAAGCACATGGGTGCGACACACTTCACGGGGCCGGTACTTGTTGGCGACCCGCCTGTGGGAGAGCTTGAACTATATCAGGATGTCCTGATTACTTTCGCGCAGACGCCCGCGTCTTCGACGCTCAACTTCCCGCTCATCATTCCGGCTGGCTCCACCATCATGGGGTTTGAAGTCGCCACGTTCGCAGCGTGGGTTGGTCCCGCCACGGCGGTGCTCACGATCGGCACCGACACCACCACGAACAAGGCTTCGCTCGTCGGCGCGACCGATCTGAAGGCGGCGGCGCCGTTCCCGGCCATGACGCAGTCGGCGGCCAACATCGCCGCCCAGCGCGGTTATACGGTGGCGGGCGTTCCCGCTCCGAATCCATCGGCGCTCAACATCCAGATTGTCACGGGTGCGGGCGCAGCGACGCAAGGCGTCGTGCTGGTCTCCGTCCACTACATCCAGAATCCGACTTGAGGAGGCTCTGATGAAGGGTCATAAAATCAGCCCGAGGCAAAATCCTGAAAAAACCGCCATGCTGTTCAAGGGGCGCAAGCGCGGCGGCAAAGCCGCGGGCGGTGAGCCGGAGAGCGCCGAAGAGCATGCCCACAAGCTTGAAGCCGACGCCAAGGAGAAGAACGCAGGAGGGCGAGCTGGCAAGAATGTCGGCGGGCCCACCGGCGCTTCGGCGCGCGCTCATGGCGGCCGTGCGGCTCGCAAAAGCGGCGGGCGTGCGGCGTTTGCGGAGGGCGGCTCGGCCTGCGAGCGCGATCCCTTCACTTCAGCGCACAGCAAGACTGCCGCCTCCGGCCGCAAACTCGGCAAGGAATCAGACTGATCTGGCCTGCTGAGCACAAACAAAAGGGGGCCGCTGGCCCCCTGCTGTCTATTTAGGGAAGGCGCAATCATGGCTCGACCGATCACTGTCACCGCCGCGCCCCTCGCCGCCGCCGTCGCGACTGGCGTCTGCCAGTCTCAGGTGCCGGGAACGGGCGCTTTGAACATGAACGGCGCACTGGTCGTCAATGGCGTCGCCGTGTTCGATCAGGCGCGTCAGCTGGCTTTTGTCTCGACCGGCAGCAACGTCGCCAGCACTTTCACGATTACCGGCACCGACGCCTTTGGCGCGGCTCAGAGCGAGGCTCTCGTCGGCGGCAATAACAGCACGGTCGTCAGCACGAAAAATTACAAGACGGTCACCTCGATCACCAGTTCAGCGCCGAGTGCGGGAAGTCTGACGGTCGGCACCAACAACAGCCCGGCGATCACCTCGTCACAATGGGTGCGCTTCGACGACTATGGCGACGCTGGCGTCGCGATCCAGATCAACGCGGTCGGAACCACCAACATCACGGTCCAGCAGACTCTCGATGATCCCAACAGCCCGACCAATCCGGTGGCGCCAGCCAATGTGACTTGGATGCCTCATCCCGACGCCACTTTGGTCGCCGCCGCTCTGGTTGGGCCAGCGGGCCTTCAAGGCAACTACGCCTACAAGCCGACCTTCGCGCGCCTTTTGCTCAACAGCGGCACAGGCACCGCGACCGCGACCTTCATGCAGGCTGGCGGCGGAGACTACTGATGGCGAACAGCGGCCTGTCCAATGGTCACCATAAGCTTGCCTCGACCACCGGCCTCGGCGGTCCCGGCGGCCTTGGCGGCACCGTTGGCTTGGGGCCGCTCGATCTGCCGCCGCCGTCCGCGGCGAAGAAAACCTTACCAAAGCAGCCGCAAGATGCGTTGACGCGCCGCGTCTGATATGCTGCGGCCAAATAGGAGGCCCGCATGCCACTCGGCGGAACCAGCAACACCACAGCTTTTGCTCCAAGCATTGGTGAAATTGTCCTCTACGCTTATGGCCTGTGCGGCATTCGGCGCAACGCCATCCTGCAAGAGCACATGGCGGATGCGAATATTGCCGCCAACCTGTTGCTGGGCGACTGGTCGCTGAAGGGTGTCAACCTATGGCAGACCGATTTCATCGTGCTGCCGTTCCTGCAAGGCGAGTGGAAAAGCGTTCTCGATCCCGACATTGTCGTCATCCTCGACGCCTATGTGAACATGGGAGCCAACACTCCAGACCGCATCATTCTGCCGGTCAGTCGCACTGAATACGCCAGCTATCCCAACAAAATGCAGCGAGGCTTTCCGACCGTGTTCTGGATGGATCGCCAGCTTGAGCCCTATGTGACGCTTTGGCCCGTGCCATATGAGGATATGAATCTCTGCGCTTTTGTGTTGCGCCAGAACCAAGACGCCAATTTTGAAGGCGGGCAGATTCCAGCCATCCCAACCGTGTGGCTCAACGCCTTCGGCCTCGGTTTGGCGGCGAAACTGGCGATGAGCTGGGCGCCGGATCGCGTGGCCATGCTCGGGCCTGCCGCTGACGCCGCCTATGCCGCGGCGTCGCAAAACAACGTGGAACAAGCGCAGCAGTACATTGCGCCCCAGCTGCAGGGCTATTATCGGACGTGAGGAGACGCCGTGGGCTATGCCTCCAAATTCGGCCGCGCGAGGGTCAGCGCCAAAAATCCGCAAGCTTTTGCGATCTGCGATCGCTGCGGATTTGGCTACAATCACGTCGATCTGCGCTGGCAATTTGATTACGCGGGCGCGGCCATAATCAACAAGCGAATTTTGGTCTGCAACAGCTGCTACGACACACCGAATGAGCAGCTGCGCGCCATTATTCTGCCCGCGGATCCTGTGCCGATCATGAACCCGCGCCTTCCGGATTTCGCGCTGGCGGAATCAAACGTGCGCTTCACCACCGCGCCGCCGACGATGGACGCCAAAACTGGCATCCCGGTCCCCGGCGGCGATCCTATGGGGACCAGCATGGTCGATCCGGTCAGCGGTCAACCTGTTGTGTCTCGCAGGCGTGTCGTCCAGCAGACCGGTGAGCCGCCGAGCGGCCTCAATGAGACGCCCGGCCTGCCATATGACAACGACACTGTTCCTCGGACGGGGAATCTGAAATGAGCTTTGTTCAACAGATCCCCAACCTACCGCTGGCGACCAGCCTATCTGGCGCTGAGCAGATGGAAATTGTGCAGGCTGGTGTCTCGATGCGCGCCACGCTGCAGCAGGTGATCGACCTAAGCACGCAAGACGATACCGGCCTTTTTGTTCTAAAGGCTGGCGACACCATGACCGGCCCGCTGGTAATCAACGGCGGCGACGCCGATGGCTTGACGATAAACGTGCCGATTACGGCAAATCGCAGCGCCATAAAGGTAAACGCTCCCGGCTGGGCGGGGGTTGACTTAGACGGCGGCAATGCTGGCGCTTCTTTCACTTTTTGGGCAAAAGGCATCCTTCAGTGGGACATAGCTCAAACTGGTCCGGGCACTCCTTGGGCTGTTGATCGTTTTAACCCAGTTACGGGCGATTATGTAGATCAGCCGCTTCAGATTGATCAGTTAACTGGCGAAATGACACTTTCGCACATGCTGACGGTTACCCCGTGGATTCAAGTCAATCCCGTGGATAGCTCAGGCTGGTCTGGCGCTCAGTTCAATTCAGGCGGCGGCGTTCAAATCTATAGCGCCAACTTCGCCGGGAACACGCGCTGGGTTCTTAATCTGATCGACCCAGACAATTTCAGCGATTTCAGCATCACGCGCGCTGATAACGCCGGGAACAATATCGATAAGCCCTTCATCATTAGTCGCGCCACTGGTCTGGTCACTATTAACGATGGGTTGACGGTCAACGGAGCTGGCTCTTTCACCACGATCCCGATCGCCCCTACGGCTGCGACTGCCGACAACTCGACTAAATTGGCCACCACGGCCTTCGTCAAGGCGCAGGGCTATCAGGTGGCCGCGTCGCTCGGCACGATGGCGGTCCAGAACGCCAACAGTGTCGCAATTACTGGCGGCGCCATCAATGGCACGACGGTCGGCGCGACTACGCCCAGCACGGGCGCATTCACCACACTGTCGGCGTCTGGCGTGGTGTCGGGCGCGGGTTTCACCACGCTGCTGAACCCCTATGCTTTGGTCAATTCACAGGTGTTTACTGGAACGCCGTCGCTGCCGACCGGCACGATTGGCGTGACGCAGGCGGCGCTCAATAATTCGACCAAACTCGCCACCACGGCTTATGTCGATGGCGCGATCACGGTGTTGGGCCTCGGCACGATGGC